TCATGGAATAAACTTTCAAGGTCAGTGATTAGATTGTCTTTCATGCTACATCCTCCATCGGTATTGCATTGATTTCTACTGCTTCCAAGTCAAGTAAACGGGGACGATCATCGAGAAGATCGCCTTCCTTCCATCCGATAACTGCATAGGCACGTGCCAGGCATTCATCATCAGCTTCAACCGATACAATGTGCTCGGTCGTTTCGATAAGCGTTACGAGATATTCCATACTCAATTCCTTTTGTTGATTAAGAACTGCCGCAAGTCGCGACACAGCCCGACACCGCCGCTTTACAGGCGGTACAATCGTCGGGCCAGCGACGCGGCGTGTTCCGTGGTGTTTGTTGGTGTTCTGCGCCAGCGGCCATCGTCGTGGGATAACCAGCTAATCGAATAAACTTTTTGATAGGCGATTTATTCCAAGATAGGAAACCAACATAAAAAAAGGGAGCCGAAGCTCCCTCGATGTTGTTTAGCCAGCTTTGCGTGCAATCTTCTTCGCGGTGGCTTTGTCGTGAACCTCATCGCGATTGGCGTGTTCGTCATCAGTGCGAGCAACGCGATCATTCCGCAAAGAAGGATTGTCAATCGGACAATCGCCCGTGAACTTCTCGATAGTATCCAGAAGCATATCCATCTTGTAGAGGTCGAGCGTGCCACTGATGGTAGGGCGATTGCCCTCCGCTTTAGGATTGTTCCACATGGCCAAAGGCAACCGGATACTAGAGCCGTCGTGGAACTTGATGTCGACGTTACCGCCATGAGTAGGCAGATTCTTCTTGCTCGATCGGTTGTCTTTGTCCCAACCAGCAATCGAAATCTTGTCAATGGCGTTAAGAAATGTATTTGAAAACTTCATAAGATGTACTCCCTGTACGTAAGAATGAAAGGTCCCGAAGGGACACTTTTCCCACAGCATGGATTAGCGAGGGGCAAACTGTTTTGGCTGGAATCGGGGCAGACGCGGATGTGGGTATATCCGTGGCTGGGTCGATACCCAGACAAGTTTGCGTGTCAAGACAACCGTAAAACCCTCAAGGGTTTTGTTTACGGTTCTCGCCGAGGAAGCTTGCGACCGAGGGTCTTTACACTCACCTCGCCCATGCTATTGATGACACGCGCAACATGGTTGGTGAATCGGTCGCTTTGACAAGGTTGCGTGCATTTTACCGGCCGGATGGCCGGCGCAAATCCGATAGGATTTCCTTGTCAACCGATTTACCGGGCATGTAGAAGGCGCGCGTGTGCGAGCGGTGTATCGGGTTATCTCGTGGAATCCCATTAGGGGATTACGCGGGATAAGCCCGGCCTTTTAGCGAGCCTCCGATGGAATGATTCAAGCTGTTGGTGTTCATGGCTTGGTGATCCAAGAGATGTGGATGGTATGGATCTATTGGGTCCTTCGCGGATACTCACACTTAGTGGCACCTCTGCAAAGGATCTACGGGATTATTCGTGTAAAACATGGTGGAATTTAGTACCGGGGGGGGTAGAGCGTTGACGGTGGATATAGTAGTTGCCCCTCAGATACAAAAAAAGCCGGTTTTGGATCTTATTCCAAATCTTTGATTATCTTCATCTTTTTATAACCATTTTGCGTAAGCAATCTTTTGAGGTAAGGTGGGTGTTGTTTAGTCCCGAGTATATGTATAGGATAGGGAGGGCGGGTTGGTTAATAAGACCCATTAAAATTTATGACAAACAAGAGAGTAGAAGTACCCGAAGACGACGGTTTGACTTACAAACAACGTCGTAAAGCGCAGATAAAAGAAGAAAAGAAGCGCACTAAGCCCAGCAGAAAAACATTAGCGTCTAATTCTCCCGGTGGTAGAGTTAGGACAGGTCGTCCCAAAGGTGATGCCGCCAAGATCAACGAGTACAAGGCTCGTATGCTGGCTTCTCCTAAATCCAAACTAGTTTTAGATACAATATTTGATGCCGCGTTAGACAATGACCATAAGAATCAGTCCGCCGCATGGAAGTTGGTGATGGATCGGATATTGCCTATAGCCGCATTTGAAAAAGATGTCGTGCAAAATGGCGGCAAATCTGCTATTCAGATCAACATCACGGGCGTAGGTACAGCTGAGGTCAAGGACATTGATCCATCTACTATCCAACCCACGGTAATTGACGGGGACAACGGTGAAATACTTTAAACGAGAAGAATTTAACTGCACTCATACCAACAACAACGAAATGGATGACGCATTTCTGGAGAAGTTAGACGAATTGCGCGAAGCCTGCGGCTTTCCATTCGTGATTACCTCGGGTTACAGAGATCCCTCCCACCCCAACGAGGTCAATAAGGAAAAGCCTGGCACCCATTCGCAAGGTATCGCCTGTGATATCCGCGTAAACAACGGTGTTGAGCGCATGAATATCGTCCATAACGCGCTAAAGCTAGGGTTTGGTGGTATTGGAGTGGCTCGATCCTTTGTTCACGTCGATAATCGCGACACAACCTCCGTTATGTGGACGTACTCATGAAGTTTTCGCATGGTGATGCCCTAACCGCTGGCTCTGCCAACCACATCTTAGCGGTTCCTGCTGGTTACGATGCGATAGTTACGTATCTATTTATCTCCAACACCGGAGCTAACAAAAGCATTAGCGCCAAATGGGTTCATAACGGTACAGATATCAACTTTATAGCAGGAAAGAACGTAAATGCTGACGAATTTTTAGAGTTTGGCGGCGATCATGGCGAGTTTCTTGTAGCAAAAGAAGGCGACACCATTACGTTAACACCAGAAGCAGGCTCTACCTTTGTTAGTATCATCTCGTTTGAACTGGTAACTGCAACACCAAGGTTAAATTTCTAATATGGTGATTGTCCTTGGCGCAGACTGGTGCAAAGGCTGTCGGTTTATTAGAGAAAAACTGACAAAGTGCGACATAGATCACAAGTATGTGCGGCTTCCGCCGGGGGAAGATGGTTGGAACATGGTGGAGATGCTGACAGGTCGCAGAGCAGTACCGGCAGTCATGTATAAATTTGGCTCTCCTGTTGAACTAAATGATCTTCTTAAACAGGCCGGTGCAGAAGAGCGTGAATTAACCGAAAAAGAGTTAGACGACTTTGACTGACTTAAACATTGAACTACTGCCTTGGCAACAAAAGGTATGGGCAGACGATACGCGCTTTAAAATTGTGGCGGCAGGAAGGCGTACCGGCAAATCTCGACTAGCCGCGTGGATGTTAATAGTAAATGCTCTGCAGGCCGATAGGGGACATGTATTCTACGTTGCACCAACCCAAGGACAAGCGCGGGACATCATGTGGCAAACTCTTTTGGAGTTGGGTCATCCTGTTATCGCTGGTAGTCACATCAATAATTTACAGATCAAACGGGTCACCGGAGCAACCATCAGCCTCAAGGGTGCCGACCGACCAGAAACCATGCGAGGTGTTTCGCTTAAGTTCCTAGTGTTAGATGAATACGCGGATATGAAGCCCGAAGTATTTGAGCAAATCCTGAGACCTGCATTAGCCGACCAAAAAGGCTGTGCGATGTTTATTGGGACACCCATGGGAAGAAACCATTTTTACGAACTGTACAAATATGCGGAGTTAGGAGATGATCCGACGTACTGTGCCTGGCACTTTACTTCTTATGACAATCCACTATTGGACAAGAATGAAATTGATATCGCTAAGAGGAGTATGTCTAGTTATGCGTTCCGTCAAGAATTTATGGCGAGCTTTGAAGCTCGCGGGTCAGAAATGTTTAAAGAAGATTGGGTTCGGGTCGAAGCTGATAAAGATCCCGCCGGAGACTACTACATCGCCATCGACCTCGCCGGCTTCGAAGAAATCAACAAAAAGCGCACCAAAAACGCGAAGCTCGACGAAACAGCGATCGCCGTCGTCAACGTCTCGGAAGAAGGCTGGTACGTCGAAAACATAATACATGGTCGCTGGGAGTTAGCCGAAACCGCTATGAAGATATTTCAAGTGGTTAGGGACTATCGACCTATTAGTGTTGGGATAGAAAGAGGCATTGCAAGAAACGCAGTAATGACGCCTTTAACTGACATGATGAAGCAATACGGTACGTTTTTTAAGGTGGAAGAACTAACTCACGGTAACAAAAAGAAAACCGATCGTGTGATGTGGGCGCTACAAGGTCGTTTTGAAAATGGAATGATCACTTTAAACAAAGGCTCTTGGAATGCAAGATTCCTTGACCAACTCTTTCAATTCCCTGATCCTTTAACCCATGATGACTTGGTTGATGCTCTTGCTTACATTAGCGACCTTGCAAAAGTAGTCTATGACTACGAATACGAAATTGACGACCACCAAATACTAGATGTGGTAGCAGGATACTAATTATGTCGGAACTTTACGAAGAAGATCCCATTGTTATAGAGCAGTCTGTTGAAGGCTGGGTAATGACAAAGTGCGAGGATTGGCGTGACTACTACGAATCAAACTATGAAGCTCGCTTTGAAGAATACTATCGGCTATGGCGTGGCATTTGGGATCCTGCTGATAGCGATCGCAAGTCTGAGCGTAGTCGTATTATTTCTCCTGCTTTACAGCAGGCTGTGGAATCTAATGTCGCCGAGTTAGAAGAGGCTACATTTGGCAGAGGCAAGTGGTTTGATGTTTCTGACAACATGGGCGATACAGAACGGCAGGATGTTCTTTTCCTTAGAAACAAACTCACCGAAGATTTTGAAGACTGCATGGTTCGCAAGGCTGTTGCAGAATGCCTAATTAACTCAGCGGTATTTGGTACGGGCATTGGTGAAATTGTCATTGAAGAAATGAAAGAAATGACGCCAGCAACCCAGCCAATCATGGATGGTGACCTGCAAGCAATAGGAATTAACATTCAGGATAGAGTTAAAGTTAAGTTACGACCTATTCTTCCTCAGAATTTTCTTATAGACCCCGTAGCAACTAGCGTAGATGAGGCGCTAGGGGTGTGCATCGACGAGTTTGTTAGTCGTCATCATGTAGAAATGTTGCAAGAACAGGGTGTTTATCGCAAAGAATATGTTGGGCCTGCGGCTCCTGACACAGATCTTGAGCCAGATCAGGACATTACAATCTATAACGATGACAAAGTCCGCTTAACTAAATATTACGGCCTTGTTCCGCGTGAGCTTCTTAATGATTCCATGGATGAAGCCAACGAAGACATGGAAGTAGGCGATAGTTACTACATTGAAGCAATTATTGTTATAGCAAATGGCGGTATTTTGCTAAAAGCAGAGCCAAACCCGTACATGATGCAAGATAGACCTGTTGTTGCATTCCCTTGGGACGTAGTGCCAGGGCGATTTTGGGGTAGAGGCGTTTGTGAAAAAGGATATAACAGCC